CTACTTGCCCTATCAGAACCAAACAAAGTCACTAGAGTGGCACTTAGTGCCTGTTCTGGACCAGGGAAGTCTTTTGTTTTAGCGGTTGGCGCGTGGTGGTTCCTTTTAACTCATGGAGAAAAAGGGGATCATCCAAAAGGCTTTGCAATCTCAATGAGTGCCGAAAACCTTGAACAAAACCTTTGGCCAGAACTTTATAAGATTCAATCAAGATCTGAATTATTATTAAAAACATTCACTTGGACCAAGTCTAGAATATTCGCAAATGATCATCCGTCTACTTGGTTTATTCAAGCGCGTGGATTTTCAAAAAGTGCAAACAAAGAAGAGCAGGGGCGCTCACTCAGTGGACTTCACTCCTCTGCGCCGATTATTTTGGCGGATGAAATTGGCTCAATTGACCCAGTTGTTTTAAAAGCGGCAGAACAAGCTTTTGGTAACTGTAAAACTGGAAAAATTATTGCCGCTGGAAATCCAAGCTCTAGGTCATCAGCTTTGTATGAAATCACAACCAGACTTAGAGATAAGTGGAAAATTATTCGTATTACTGGAGACCCAGACGATCCAAAAAGATCTCCGAGAATTGATATTGATTGGGCAAGAAGTGAAATAGAACGATTTAGCATTTCAGATCCTTGGGTTCAGTGTATGATATTGGGCATTTTTCCTGAATCATCTATTGATACTCTTTTAACGATTGAAGAAGTAGAGGAGTCAATCGCAAGAAAATATCCTTTAAATATTTGTGATGGGCAAGAAAGACGAATAGGCGTTGACGTTGCGAGGTTTGGAACTGATTCCTCTGTTTGGGCGAGTAGGTCTGGATTAATAGCTTTCAATTTAAAGGAAATGCGCGGAGCGCGAGGCCATGAATTAGCAGCAGCAGTCTCACTCTCTTATCATAAATGGGGCGCAGACCAAGTTTTTGTCGATGTAACTGGCGGGACAGGGGCCAGTTGTGCCGATTCTCTTTTGCAATCTGGAATTGTACCAGTTGAAGTATATTTTTCAGGCAAGCCTATGGACAGTCGTTTCTATAATAAGAGATCTGAAATGTATTGGCTGATGGCTGAATGGGTAAAACGTGGTGGAAAACTTCCTAATCATCCAAAGTTAGTCGCCGATCTTGTTACTCCAACTTTTTCCTTTAAAGGTGGAAAGCTTTTATTAGAGGATAAAGAAACTATGAGAAAGCGCCTTGGAAGGTCTTGCGACTTTTCTGATGCCTTGGCCTGCACCTTCGCCCTCCCCGATATGCCACGCCAAACGCATGAAGATCTTATCCGAGCCGCCTACCAAAACCCCAAAAACAGAGATTGGGACCCCTACCGAGACGCCTAGATTTTAAGCCACTACCAATTTTAGAATTGTAAATATTTCACAAATAGCCCACTCTGTACGCAGAGGGGTGATCATGTCTTGGTTTTCAGATCGCATCGGAATTAATTTAGACATAAATAAAGCAGCGGACCGAGCCATTGGCGGTCCACTCAATGCTTTATATGATGCCACTAGACCCAAAAAAGATCCAACCGCTCCAGACGTAACACCTCAAAATCAACTCATCGATGCCATAGACCAAGATACTAAAAAGGCCCAAGAAGAGAAAAATAGAATTACTCAAATGGCCTTACTTCAATCTCAATCACGACTTTTAAGAGAACGTCTTCCAGGCATGGGGACTAAAAACAATACGATCAAAACAGGTCCAATGGTAGCTCTGCCCACTTCAATGTTTCTTCCTAAGAAGGGACTAACTGGATTATGATTTTGGGATTATCAAAACGACAAGAAATTGAACAATTAAGACTTCAGCTTGAAAACGATAAGTCTACATTTCGAGCACATTGGTCCGATATTGCTCAATACATTTCGCCTCGAAGATATCGTTCATTCACTGGAGACGTGAATAGAGGTGATAAGCGTAACCAAAAAATTATCAACTCTTCAGCGACTCTTGCCTCAAGAACTCTCAGGTCTGGAATGATGTCAGGGGTGACAAGTCCAGCACGTCCTTGGTTCAAGCTTACAACCGATGACCCTAATATCTCTGAGTCAGGTCCAGTGAGGTCATGGCTTCAAATCGTGACAACAAGGATGCAGTCAGCATTCTTGAAATCAAATCTTTATAATGTACTACCAATTACCTACGGTGACATGGGGACTTTTGGGACAGGATGCTTTTACGTTGAAGAGACCTTTGACGGAGATATTTTCCGTTGCTACCCCTTTCCGATTGGAAGCTATTCGATTGCTTGTAATGAACGGGGCCAGGTTGATACCTTCTATCGTGAATTCCAAATGACAGTCCGTCAAATAGTGCAGAAGTTCGGGCTTCAACCCAATGGAAAAATCATTTGGGATAATATCTCAACATCGGTCAAAAATCTCTGGGAAACAAATTCTAAGGAAGCTTGGATTTATATTGTTCATGCCATTGTTCCAAATTCTGACTGGGACCCTGTTAAAAAAGGGAAAGAGTTTAAAAAGTATTCATCTTACTACTACGAACTAGGAGTCGGTGGAAATACTTCATCAACTCTTTCCAGCACTCAAGTTGAAGACAAGTTCTTGCTTAAAGGTGGATATGATATTTTCCCAGTTCTAGCGCCACGCTGGGAAGTTTCTGGAGAGGACGTCTGGGGAACTAACTGCCCAGGTATGGAAGCCTTAGGAGACATTAAGGCTCTTCAAGTTGGTGAGAAAAGAGTCGCGCAAGCAGTTGAGAAAATGATCAATCCGCCAATGCAGGGACCTGCGAAACTTCAAAAATCAAAAGTTTCGACTCTACCTGGCGACATTACCTATTTAGATGTCACTGATTCAAGCCAAGGGCTTAGATCAGTTTATGATACCAAGTTTGAAATCGAGCCTATGGAGTTAAAGCTCAGGCAGACAGAACAGAGAATCTCTCGTTGCTTTTATGAAGATCTGTTCTTGATGCTTTCACAGAGCGATCGCAGACAGATTACTGCGAGGGAAATCGATGAACGGCACGAAGAGAAGCTTCTAGCCCTTGGCCCTGTTCTGGAACAACTCAATCAGGATCTTTTGGATCCGTTGATTGATATTGTGTTCAACATCATGTTGAATAAAGATCTAATCCCTCCAGCCCCCGAAGAACTCCAGGGCAAGCCTCTTAAAGTAGAATATGTTTCCATTCTTGCTCAAGCACAAAAGCTTGTGTCTATTGGAGGGATTGACCGCTTTACTGGGTTTATGGGCAATCTTTTGCAGGTTGACCCCGAAGTCAAAGACAAACTCGATTTGGACCAATTGACAGACATCTATGCTGAGATCACTTCGATCCCTGAAGGAATCGTAAGAAGTGACGAAGTAGTGACACAAATTCGCACTAACAGAAACCAAGCACATCAGCAACAACAACAAATGCAGAATGCTCAGCAAATGGCCATGACTGCGAAAGATCTTTCCCAGGTCAAAGTCGAGGGAGATTCAGCCCTAACTCGTTTGATTGGAGCAAATGGCAATGTCGTCTAAACCTCTTGTAACAAATACTTCAGATACCGAACAACTTCGAGAAGCTCGGAAAAAAGTTAAATTGAATCGTGAAAACGAACTCGATGACATAAAGGCGGTTCTTTCTAGTCCAGAAGCTAAACGTTTCTTTTGGCGTATCTTAGAGCACTGTAAAGTCTTTGGTTCGGTCTTTGAGCAAAGCTCAAGGATTTACTACAATTCTGGAATGCAAGACGTTGGGCATTTTATCATGGCAGAGATTGCCGACGCTGATCCAGAGTTGATTTTTCAAATGCAGCAACAAAATAAACAGGGAGATTGACATCCTCCACTTCCTAAAGGGAGAGGATTCCTCTATTAGATGCCAAAGCTTTGAGCTTAGTTCTTTTAGATGAGTCTTTAATGCGAAATTGGAAGGTCTTAATCACCTTGCCAAGTTACTACACTTAAACTCTATTATTGCCTATTAATTTTACATTTGTAATAGTTACAAATAAGGAGACGCGCTCATCCCCTACATTAATGTCGAGGTCTTAGCGCGAAAAACACTATGACGAAACTGTCTTTATTTATAGCAATGACTCTATTTACGAACTTGAGCTTTGGCTCGGTTCGCGCTTTTAACGCTTCCAACGTAGACCTCGGTCACTTTGCTGAAGTTAAGTGCTCGACGGGTGTAACCTGTACGAGTTCTTCTGGTAAGCTCAATATCGTTTCAAGCCCATCTTTGACTGGTCCCCTGACTCTTGAAAGTGCAGAAGAGATCAACAACACAACCGACGATACTGTTCAAATCAAATCCAATGATGAAACTACAACCCTAAATATCCTTGGATTTGAAGCAAAGAACGCAGTTCTTGAATTATGGGCTGACCAAGGTGACGATGCCGCTGATAAGTATTCATTGACCGCAGATACTTCAGACAACTTAACAATCAAAAACAACACTACCGCACTTTTAACTTTTAGTAGCGCCGGGGCCATGAGCGCCGTGGGTTCACTCACTGGAGACGGTGGAGACGCGCTTTCAGGCTTTTTACAAAAGCAAGTAGCATCTACTACTACCACGCTCACAGCCGCTCAGTGTGGCTCAACTATTGTTAACGATAGCGCCGACGTGGTTTCTCTTCCCGAGGCTTCCACAGTTCTTGGGTGCCGGTACACTTTTATTGTTGGCAACGTCTCAAACTTTGACGTGAACCCAGACAATGCCGATCAAATTGTCCTTCTGACTAATGCCGCTGGAGACGCTATTCGAGCCGATGCCATTGGCGAATCAGTTGTGCTCGAGGCGATCTCTGCAAGTGCTTGGGCGCCGGTTGGTGCTGAAAAAGGTACGTGGAGTGACAT